TATTAATTGTTTCTTCAGCTACTGGAGCAACGACTGTCACAACAACAAAATTAGCTTAAGGCTAGTTTCAATCTGGGGGGAGCAATTCCCCCAGGTTACTGATAAGAAAAAAAGATTATGGCAACAACAAATGTAGATATATGTGCAAGAGCATTAATAATGGTAGGAGCTCAACCCATTTCATCATTTTCAGATGGAAGCACAGAAGCACTTGTTGCATCTAATATTTATGAAGATATTTTAGAAGCCTCCCTTTGTAAAGCAAGATGGAGATTTGCTACAACACAAAAACAACTTTCCTTATTAACTAATACACCAACTGGTAGATATGATTATGCATATCAAATGCCAACTGATCCTGCTGTATTACAAATAAATACAATAACAGTTAATGATTATATTATTCCATATGAAAGATATAAAGATAAAATTTATGTAAATGGATATGGTTCATCTAATGCTTTAATTATGGATTATATTTACAGAGTAGAAGAAGCATATTTTCCTGCTCATTTTAAATTAGCTTTGGAATATCAATTAGCATCTGTGTTTGCTGGTTCAGTAGCTAGAGATAATGATATGATAAAATCATTTATTGAATTAGCTGAAAGACAATTTCTATCTGCTAAACATATAGACTCAGTTGAAAAAACCAATGCTAAATTCGACTTAAGTCGATATAAGAATTTAAGGTTATCAACTAGAACTAATGTTTAGAAATGCCAAGAACTATAAATACTGTACAAACAAATTTTTCATCTGGAGAACTTAATCCTTTACTAGCAAGTAGAACGGATAGTAAAGCTTATTTTGAAGGGACTAAATCCTGTAGAAATTTTGCTTTATTAGCTGAAGGTGGATTAATGAGAAGACCAGGAACTACTTATTTAGCAACATTACCTGGAGAATCAAGATTAATACCTTTTGTATTTTCTGATGATGAAGTTGCTATTATAGCTTTATCTAATCAGAGATTAGATGTTTATAATACATCAGGTGTTGCTATTACTTCTAATTATACAACTAATTGTAATTGGACTACTGCTCAATTATTTGAATTAAATTTTACACAATTTGGAGATACGATATTTATTACTCATAGAAGTAATGCAATTCGTAAAATATTTAGAGCATCTGCCTCATCTTTTACTGTAAAAACATTTGACTTTGCAACACATTCTTCTGGATATCCAATCTATGAACCATATTATAAATATGAAGATAGTGCTACAACGATTACTACATCTGGCACTTCAGGATCTGTTACAGTTACAGCGAGTGCTAATACGTTCACTGCTAATTGGGTTGGAGTTAGAATACGAAAATCTGATGCTGCAGGTGCGAATTACAAAACAATGACTATTACAGGTTATACAAGTGCTACTGAAGTTACAGCCACTTGCAATGAAACCTTAACTAATACAACAGCTACTGTTGAATGGGATGAACAAACCTTTTCATCATTAAGAGGATATCCTCAAGCAGCAGCCTTTCATCAAAATAGATTATGGTTTGGTGGAGCTAATGCTAGACCATCTGGTGTGTGGGCATCACAAACAGGAGCTTATTATAATTTTAATGTAGATACTTCTGGAGATACACACGCTATTGATGTTGATATATCTGGAGATAAAGTTAATGAAGTTAGGCATATAATGTCTACTAGAAACTTACAGATCTTTACTGATGGTGGAGAATTTTATGTTCCCACAACAACAGCTACAGCAGCTATTACTCCAGGCAATGTTACTTTAAAACAACAAACACCTTATGGATGTAATAGAGCTGCACCTCAACAGTTTGATCAAGCTACTATCTTTAGTCAAAAATCTGGAAAAGCAGTTAGAGAATTTGTATGGAATGATATTGAAGATGGTTATAAAGCAACTTCAGTTTCTATTTTAGCAGCTCATCTTATAGACACACCAAAACAAATATCAGTTCAATCTGGTAATTTAACTAGACCTGAACAATATGCTTTTTTTTTAAATAATGGATCTACTCTTAATGGTCAACTAGCTGTCTTTCATTCAGTAAGAGATGAAAAAATAGCAGGTTGGGGGTTATGGAGTACAAGAACAAATGATAGTTTTCATTCTATTGTTAGTTTAAATGAAAATTTAATAATATGTGCAAAAAGAATAGTAGCTTCTGGTACAGTTTATACTTTAGAAAAGTTTGCTGAAACAGATGCAACAACATTAGATTGTCAAACAACAACTACACTATCTCAAAGAGGAACTCCTCTTGTTGATGGAGCTTCTCAAACAGGTTCAACTTTAATAATAGATGGATTAACATCAGCTCCTCTAGTTAATGAAACATTTACCATTGCTGGAAATGCAGCTGAATATACGATACAAGCAGTAACTGATAATTCAGGAGGAGAATATAGCGTGAACTTAGACAAAGTATTAGCAGCAACACCAGCAGATGGTGCTGTTATTACTTTTACTAAAGGATTTTTACATACTGTAAATGCTCTGTATGGAAATGCTCAATCTATAAATGCGGTATCAGGTAATAGTTCTTTAGGTACATATACAATAAATGGAAGCAACCAAATTACATTAACTTCTTCTGCTGGAGTTAAAGCAACTGGAGTGAAGGTAGGATTTAATTATACTCCTTCATTAGAAACAATGCCGATCGATAAAGAATTACCTGAAGGCCCATTAACGGGAGAACCTAGAAGAATTTCTAGAGCAATAGTAGATCTGAATAGCGTCTTAAATATGACCATTAAAGCTGCTGATACAACTGCCAAGTCATTAGTAGTTCAACAACTCGGATTTGCTATTGGCTCTGATTTAATACCTGTAACTGAAAGAAAAGAATTTTATTTTTTAGGTTACAGTAAAGAACCTACATTAACAATTTCACAAACAGATCCTTTACCTATGAAGATATTAGGAATGACAATGGAGGTAGTTTTTTCATAATGAGTGGAGATCCAATGACATTAGCGATAATTGCAAACACAGCCTTTCAGGTTGCTGGTGCTTATTCTTCAATACAGGATGCAAAATATCAAGCTGCAGTTCAAGCAAGACAATATGAGAATGATATTAAAATGGCAGAACTTCAAGCTATCCAGGAAGAAAATGATCGTAGAGAAAAAGCTGAAGATTCTATTATGGCTAATAAAGCTTATTGGGCTAGTACAGGTTTCTTAGATGATTCTAGAAATTTAATTGGAGCTAATACAAGAATTACTAATAAAATGAAATCAGACATTCAAGACATTAGAGTTAATACAGCAGCTCTTGTAGGTAAATATGAATTAATGAAATTATCTACTGCATCAGCAGCAAAGAATAAAGTCTTTGGTGGTTATGCTAGTATAGGATCTACTGCAGCATCAGGATATTCTGAATATGAATTATATAAAACAGGGAAGGAGAACAATAAGGATACAGGCTAATGGCACTTAAACGAGGAGAAAATACTAAAACAATTTCTGTTGCAACTAAGTATGCAAATACTGGTAATCCAAAAGTTATTCCAGAAAATGCTTTTGCTGCTATAGAAAAAGAATCTAGAAAAGGAAGGGAAGACCTTCTAAAATTAATGAAGGTTAAACACGAATCAGCGTGGGTTACTAATTTTTCAAATAAATCTTTAGACTTTTATACTGCATTAGATAAAAAATATAAAAATAATCCTAAAGCTTATGAGTTAGAAGCTGAAGCATATAATAAACAAGTAATAGCAAAGACTCCTTTAGCTTATAAGAAGGCAGCGTTTCAATCTTTATTTACCTATAAAGCTAATGGTGTTAAAACTGCATATAATAATTGGTATGAGATTGATAAAGATAATAGAATTTCTGATTACAATAAATATACCAATCTTGATTTAGCTAAAAAAGATAATGACTTTGAAGGTGTCAGTTTTAGCAATGAATCTGTTATTAATAAAACAAATGATCTTATTAAAATGTTTATTAATGAACACCAAGATCGTTCTAATACTCACTTTGGATCTTGGGGAGAAAACTTAGTTGCAAGTGGAGATTATGACGGAGTTACTTTTAATAAAGAATATAATAATCATTTAATAGCTGATACGACAAGCTTCCTATATCATTTAGCAGTATCTCAATTAGATTCTGATAATAATTTTGCTGATGCTTTTAATCTTATTGATTTATTTAAAACAGGAAAAATAGATACCTTTGTTAAAGAGTTAGGTTTTGATCAACCTGCTCAACTTGATAAACGAAGTGCTACTTTAAAAAGAACGATAGAATTAATTAATAATCCTGAACATATGTTGAAGATAGCTAAAGATGCAGAAAAAAGATTAGAAGAATATATGGGCCAAACAAGAGCTGCTTGGCAATCAGATAGTAAATCATATCTTAATGCAGATATTAAAGCTTGGAAAGATGGATCTCAAATAGGAGTGGGAACACATTGGTCAAGTATTATTAGTAGAGATAACTCTATTTTAGTTGATGATGAAATTCGAAATTTCTTCGGAGAAATAAAACAACAAGATCATACTGCTATTGCTGAATTAATGCATAAAAAAATTAATTTATATAAGCACGTTATTAAACCTATTTTAGATATGAAAGTATCTTCTGCTGTAGCTAGTGAATATAACAATGCAGATAAGAAAATGGTTTTAGATGGTTATATGGCAGCTATTGGTATTAACGATGACAATATAGGAATGAAGTGGGATTCAAGTGATATGACAAAATTATTTAAATTATCTGGTGAACTAGGAATATTACCAGATGCTGTCATTACTTATTTTGATTCTGATAGAAGCTCATTTACAAATCCTAATAATGTTAAAATGTTTAGAAAAAAAGTTCAAGACTATAAATATATGGTTTCTATTAATGAACGAGTTCTTAAACATTCTGGTGGAGAAAACTTTGATTTAATGGAAAAAGCAATTAATGAAAATTGGCTTTTAAAAGATGATGATACTTTAGCTTTATTACTTAAAGATGAGTATGCAGCTAAAACAGAAGGTAAAGATCTAAACAATCTTAAAACTAAATTAGAAGCTCATAGCACTCATATTAATGTTCAATTTAATAGAAACGATGCAAATTGGAATAACTATCTTACAGAAGTATTAGAAGAAATTAGCGATGATCGTTGGTTTGGTTCTAAAGCATTTTGGAATCTTATTGATCTGGGTAATTGGGGTGAAACTAAAAATAAACCTGTGGGTAGTGTTACTACTTGGACAGAATTAACAGAAACTAAAGGAGCTGATACTTTATTTAAATCTAATTGGACTTGGTTTCCTTCCAATTGGACATCGATGGACTTATCTCCAGATGTCAAAAATAATTTAAAATTATTTGCTAAAGATTATTTATTAAAACATTTACCTCCTGGAGTAAATCCATTTAAAGAAGATGGTTCACCAACTATCTATCTTACTAATGCTCTAAACTATGCTTTAGTAATGAATAAAAAACAAGGTTATGGTTATAGTAAAGTAAATTATAATTTTAAAAATCAAGGCAAGATAGACGAAAGAAATAATAAAATTAAAAGTAATAAGAATTATCTTACAAGTTTACGTCAAAAATTAAAGTATGCAGAAAAAGGTTCATTTTTTAGTCTAGAAGATGCTGGACAAGATACTAATTGGATTTTAGCTCAAATTAAAAAGACAGAAAATACTAACGAAAGACTTAAAGAAGAAGTAGAATGGTATAAAGACAATCGTAATACAGATTATGTACGTTTCCCTATTGAGAATTATCATCCTAATAATGTTAAAAATTTAAACTTAGGAGGTATAGATGTCAAGATTTGGTTTGATAGTCTTAGTGATACTGATCGTAAAGCATTTCTGGGAGTAGATGAGAATGGTGATCCTCATTCTTTCGAAAAAACATTTGCTGCAATAAGATTTAATAACAATATGGTCTTTGAAGCAATTGATGGACAATTCGAAAAGGATGGCACTACTCCCAAATTTTCACTATCTGTTATAAATCTTAATGGTGAACTACATCAAGTAACTGGTGATGGAGAAAGCTGGAGTCCATTTTCTAGTCAAGATGTTAAGATTCCTGTTAACTTTCATACTGATAAAACATTACCTGCAACAATGGAAAATGTTGCATTAAAAATATCTGAAGAAAATTTTTATCAAGTTGAAGAATGGTTTAATAATACATTAGGAATTAATCTTAATAACGATGATAAACGATGGTTAAAAGAAGTAATGATGAAATGGGATCAATGGAGAGTTCTTCATTCAGGTGATGAGTTTGGTATTGATACAATGTTCAGAACAGTTAATGATACTAAAATTCCTTATCATATTAAAATAGATCAAATCCTTAATGTATTAGGATATGATGTTAATATAGATGATCATTTAGAATCATTAGCAAAATTAGAAAAGAATTTTAATGATAATAAAACTCTTGAAGATAAACTTAATGAAGTAAATACAATGAGTCTTAATGCTTCAATCGAATCATTATTTCCTCCTAATGAAATGAATCTATCTAATTATAAAGATGGTATGCAATTTGAATATTTTGCTAAAAAGAATCTTGATAATTCAGCATTACCTTATGTATTAAGATCTAACAATCCATTGGGTGTTCATATAATGGGTGGTGATAAAAAATGGGATGGTGAATTAGATATACAAGCTACTGCTAAAGATGGTGGTAGTGTATTAGCTACATTTAATCATCCAGCAAATGGAGTAAGAGCAGCAGTTATATTGATGATGAATAAGTCAGATATTACTTTCGGTATTAATGATATTGAAAAATTATATGGCAGCACACCTTCTCTAGAAGATATTATTAAAGGACATACAGCAGCCGAATCAGTAGAAGGATACCTTCTATCTTTAGAAAAAAACTTTGGTATTAGTAGAGATACAAATATTGATTTCTTTAATCCAGACCAAATGATCTCATTACTTGTTGCAATGTCAAAACACGAAATAGGAATACAAGATTACAATAAATATTGGGGAGATAATGGAGCAATGCTTCATTACTATATTAAACAAGGCTATGAACTAGCTTTAGAAAAACATAAACAAAATCAATAATGCCAATACTTACAAATAGTTTTCCAAGAAAAGAAAGAGATCTTAAAGAAGAAATGTGGTCATCTGTAGGAATAAACCAAGATTTTAAAATTACAGATATTGGTGAAGGTTATACTGATGAAAATATTGGTGCAATGGGAATCAAGAGATTGTTTAAAGATGGACAATCTTTTCCTGCTGAACAAGGATATTCTCCTTATCTTGATCCTAACTTAGATCTATGGCAACACGATATGACTGCATTTTCAACAAGTCAATCTAGTCAGGAATCAGAATATATTGCAAACAGATTAACAGAAGCTGGTGATGCAAACTATGCATCTCCTTATTATTGGTTAGGTAGAGTATTAGGTTTTCTTACAGATCCTACATCTTTAATGTTATGGACTAAAGCAGGAAGGGCTGCCATTGGTTCTGCTAAAACATTTGGTACTATGGTTACAGCAGAAGAAGTAGCTAAACAATGGATTGATCCTTCAAGACCAGATGAATTTGTTCCCTGGACTATTGGATTAGGTTATGGAGTACCTGCTATTCTTAATAAATTAAGAACAGGAAAATTACCTCCTGCTATAAGTTCTAAAATTAAAAAAGCAGATGAAACATTTAATGGGCCACAAACTGTTTTATCTAAAGAAGGATATGAAGAAGGTAAATTAATAGATCCTAATACAGCTCAACAACCTTCAGCAGCAGGATCTAATGTAAATCCTAATGCTCCTAAACATATAAGTTATAATGCTGAAAGACAGGCAGAACAAATTGTTAAAACATTTCTTGGTAAGTTTGGAGAAGATGGGCCTTGGACTCCAGTCTTTAGAGTTTTGAAATCAAGTTCATTACAAGCTAGAGAAATGATTACTCAACTTTTAGATACTCCTTTATTACAATTAAAGAATACTAAAAAATATGGATTTAGATCTTCAGACATTTCTATGGAAATGGAAAGAAAACTAATGGAAAAAGAAGTAATCGAAGCTCATAAATTAATGGAAGATTTATTTACAAAATATTTAGATAGAATAGGTAGAAGTTTAGTTACTGGATCTAATCTTGAAATGAATTTAACACAAAGATTCAGCACCAATACAATGTCTTTAAATCAATTCTCTAAAGAGATTACTAAAGCAAGATTAAATAATTTATCTCACGATATACCTGAAGTAGCTGAAGCTGCTAGGATCACTCAAGAAAAAGTTTATAGACCTTTCTTAGAAGCATTAAATAAATATGGAGTAAGACTAGAACCTATTGAAAGAGAATTAAGATTTTGGGAAGATGTTTTATATCGAATGAATAAAAAAGGTTTAACTAATGAATCTTTTAAACATTCACAATCAGGAGAATTTGCTAATTGGAATATTAAAAAAATTGAAAACAGAATTATTAAACTACAAGAACGATTAGAACGTACTAAGAAATTTTCTGGTGTTAAAAATTATATTAATCGTATTTATATTAGAAAAGAAATAGATAAGAATAAATCTTTATTTGTTAAAATATTAAGAGATTCTTTTATTAGAAATAAACAACACGGATCATTAACTCGTATTAATCAAATAGCAGATGACTTAGCTAATGATTATCCATTTATTAGATTTGAAAAAGCAATGCAAGATGGAGATCGATATGCTTTTAATAATTCTAGATATGCTAGAGCTACAAGAGCTAGAGAAGTTTATCTAGATGAAATAGCTCAATTAGAATTACTTAAAGGAGGATTTATTGTAGATGATATGTTCCAATTAATGAAAATGTATTACAGACAAGTAGCTCCTGATATTGTTTTATCCAAAAAATATGGTGATGCTAATGGATTAGGATGGAGAACTACTGCTGGTCAGTCAGGATATGCACCAGGACTTAAACAAATTGAATTTGAATATGCTAAAAGAATACAGGCAGCAACATCTAAAACTCAAAAATCTAAATTAATTTCTGAAAGAAGTAGAGTCTTATCAGATTTAGAAGATGCAATAGAATTAATTAGAGGAACATATGGATTACCTGGAGATCCTACTCGTTGGTGGAGCAGGGGTATGAGAATGTTTAAACATTATAATGCATTAACTATGTTAACAGGATTTATGTCAGCATTACCAGATCCAGTTCGTATCATAATGACTAATGGAATTAGAAAAACATTTGGTAGAGCTTTTCAAATTTATTCTCAAGGATTAAATGGAACTATAGTTAAATTAGGAAAGAAGGAAGCTAATGCAGCAGCAGAAGCTGTTGATATGATTACTGGTCATAGAGCTATGATGTTTTCTGATATTAGAGATATGTATGCTATAGGATCTAAAGCAGAATCTATGATTGGTAAGACATCTATGTTTAACTTTATGTATGTTAATATGATGTCTAGATGGACTGAATATTGGAAAAGTATTGG